TCATTTGTTGACATATTAGGCCCAGCTACGGCTTCCGTAGTAATAGACTTTAAATATGTTAATACTTGTTTGCCATCATCACCTTTAAAAACAGAACCAAAAAGTTTATTTAATAATTTTTCTGTTTCTGGTGATCTTGCGTATCCGTCAATACTATTGACTGGTTTGGGCTGGTCTTTGTGGTGCTTGAGGGCTTCCCATGACGTCATTTATATCTCCTTCTAGTTGTCCTTGTTGTGCCATACCTTCAACTTGTTGGGCTAGAGCTTGTTGTTCCGTTGAATCTCGTAATAGTTTCTCAGGAATATTCATAAGTTTACCGATATGTTTAGCTACCTCGTCTTGCTTAACAATAAGATTAAGAACTTGAGGGCCAAACGTAGTAGCGATAATCTCGTGAAATCTATTTATGTCACTTATATCTTGTTGATATTGTGATCTTGCTAATGGAGAGATAGCTTGTACTTTAACTTCTCTACCATTAATAATTGGCAATTCTATTCTGCCTTGATCTTTTAAAATTCTTATTACTCGTCTTAAAACTGGAATAACAAATTCTGATTGCAGTCTACCAAAAGATGAACCAATTTGTCTTGATAAATCTGCCATACGTTCTGCTACTTCAGTTGCTGTCATTGGTGTACCTTCAGGTCTACCAAGTGTTTCCATGTATAATGCTTTTTTAATATTATTACGCATATCTTCTAACACCAGTTGTGCTACATCAAATCGTCCAGCAGAATTAACTGGTTGCAGCCCTTTTGAGTTTGGTGCGATTGGAATTAGACTGCCAGGTACTAGCTGTATGTTATCAGGATTAACAATACCATCATCTTCTACTTGATATATTCCTGAAATTGACATTTGTGCATTTTCTAAAATTAATTGAATTGTTAAGTTTGTTGTTTTGATAGCACTCATGGCATTAAATATTGGGCCACGTCCATACACTTCGCCTGACGCTTTATTCCATCTAAAACAAACATAAGGATTAGACCCTACGCCTTCAAACATTTCTTCTAAAATAATTACTTTTTTATCAAGTAAAATGACACAATGTTTAAACTTTTCTACGTTTGGTTCATCATACACTTGATACACACCATCTATAATAGTGCATTTTTTATTTTCATCCATTGACTCCATTACTTCTTTTGGAATCTCAGCATTAGGATACATGACTTGTATTTCATTTAATTTACATTGGCGTTTTCTGTATACTGAATCAATTTTATTTGTTGGGCCGTTCATTAAAGATACATGAGGAAGTGGTATTGCATTAAATTTAATTGGATTAACAGCGTCACCTTCTTCTATAACCATAACACCTGTGCCAATTGCTAAATCCATAAATGCTTCATGCACTTCAGAATTAAAATTACTGTTTCCAATTATTTCAAAAATGTATTGAGTAATATCATCTAAAGACGCATTAACTTCTTCTTGATTTTCTTCTGGTATTTCAACACCAGCTTCAAAGTTTGCCCATCTTGCAAATGTTGGTACAATACCAGCTTGTAATCGACTAGCAAATTCTTGAATCCCTACGACAGCAGTTTCATCAAAAATTTTATCGGTACGTTTTTGACCTGCCGCTTCATCATAAAAAGATTCTCGTTGAGGTAAACAATATTCATATGCTTCTTCAAATTTATCTTTCCATTGAGCTTTTAAATTATCTGCTTCTTTATAACGTTTTAAAATAGCTTCTACTTTTTTATCCTGAGAAGTATTAGGTGATATATCTGTATTTATACTAACCATTACGCAAAGAACTCTCTAATAGATGTTGATTCATCTACTCCTGTACCAGCAAAAAAGTTACCAGTTTTTTTATGTGTTTTTCCTTTTTTCTTATTCGTAGTAGTATTAGACGCAACTTCAGTATCGCCCATACCTAGATTTGCTGTTTCAGGATTTTGATTACTAACACTTCCCATAGCTAAATTTGCTGTTTGTGACGCTTCAAAACTTTTTATATAATCACCATACTTACCTTTTTGATTATGAGCTTGTTCTGAAGCTTGACCCAAAACTGCACTAACTGGAAAAGGAGATACTACTGCTAATGCACCAAATATAATGTTTTTCATTTTATTTTGGTGTTCAAACATTTGATCAGATAGAGGTGTATTTCCCATTACCCCTCCAGTATTTCCGCCAACTGCACCAGTAGGATTTTGAGGGCCACCTGCTGTATATGAACCATATTTTAATGCCCATCCTTTAGGAGTAAGATTGTAACCACCTGTTGCTTCATTATACGTAGCTTCTCCAATATCAACTAAATAATCATTAGTAGCTGTTGACAAAGTGCCTCCATACATATGTGTTTGATTTCCTTCTGAATCAAAAGCATAAGTGTTTACAGTACCTTCTGTTGGATGTTTAGTTTTCGTAAAACCTATTGAATCTTGCACGGCTTCTGTTGCCGCCGCAACTTCATTAGCATTAGGTGTTATTGTATTATTGTTATTATTACTGTTATTGCTACCACTACCAGCTTTTTTATTTGAACCATCTTTTGTACCCATTATGATATTATATTCCCTTCATCATCATAAAAACCTACACCACCAGCTTTACTAAACATAGAACGAGAACCTATCATTCCTTTAGCCATTCTTCTTTTTCGTTCAGCTCTTGCTTCTTCTTTTTCTTGACGATCTTTTTCTTCTTGTTCCATCTGACGTTTAATCATTTTATCAGTTTCAGTTTCCTGATATTTAGGTCTTTTTAAAATGCCCATTAATATTTCTTTTTAGCTTTTATTGCTTTACCAGTTTTTTTAGCGTGTTTTTTTGCTTGGGCTTTTCCTTTAGGTGTATAGGCAAATGATTTTTTTCCAACTTTAGGCATTTTTTTTCCTTTGGTTAATTCTAGCGTCCACAAAAAACTCAAAATCTTTCTTTCGCAACGCACAAAATAGCTGATAAGGAGTAAATAACCAAAATCGCCTCAGTCCTAACAGTCGTTGCATATAACTAACGCAACTATGTTCTTTAACCCACCATTCACCTCTAAAATTAGGAGTTTCTTTTTCTTCCCCCTTAAGAACAACACCATGCAATCTTTTAACATAACTAAGTACCTTATCTACTTCATCATTATCCATTAATTCTATATGTAATCTTCCGTATAATCCTTCTACCATTATCCAGCATTTAAACTTAGGGTCATAAGACATAGCTCCCACATGGGTAAATCCCCTCTTACGCCATTTTGTGTACCACGGAGGATTAAAGGGAGTATAAAAAAATACTAGCCATTCAGACCGAATACGTTCCAAGATTTCCTTTTTGGTTTATTAATTTTATCAAAAACGTTCCAACTTGTCTTTGCTTGTGTTGGGTTCATTTGTTTTTTACCATGAATTAAAGTACGACCTTCTCCAGCTCCCATTAACATATATTGCAAAGCGTCATGGACATGGGAATATCTATTCTTATTTGGTTTTTCATCAAAACGTTCTCCTGATGTTTGCATACGCCTATAATGATAGCCCCCATTAAATCCTTTTTTAAGGTTTAAACATTTATTATCTAATAAAAAGCAGGGCTTTCCATCCGCCATTTTATTTAACATAGATTCTACAGCTTCAGTTCTAAGAGCAATATCATTACTAGGTGCTGGAATTGCTTTAATACCAGCTTGTCTAAGCATTTGAAAAGGTGTTTTTTCATCTGTTTGCGCTCTAAAATCCCCAGCAGGGTCACCATATATTTCTAATTCATAATTTCTAAAATATTTTGCAATATCTTGTTTCATGGCTTCTGCAAATCTAACAGCCCCCATATCAAAACATACCAATTCATGTAATACCTGCCACCTACCAGTTACTAAACGCTGTCCAAAGACTGCACTAGGCGTTAATCCAAAGTCAATACCAATATAAACAGTAGAATTAGGGTCAGGAATAAGAGGTTCTTTAGCTAAATGGCTTTCTTCACGCCACGAAGGATAAACTGGCTTTCCTTCTTCTAAAGAGCCAAGCTTATTTAACACATAAACATCAATCCATCCCTTTGTCTTGCCTTTTATGATGTTATTGTAATATTTCGGCGTTAAATTTTTTTTATTTTCAGCGTGTTCGTTTTCTGCGTACCCAGTTAAGTTGCCAATCTTATCTCTTTGCTCTTTCATGCCCCCACCTTGCGTATAAAACGACCAGTTATCAGGTTTAATAAGCATTAAAGCTTCATCCCTTGTTATATGATCTGGCACAGGTACGTCACCAGCCATTATCGGCCACCAATGATCTTCTTCTGGTGCGTTGGTATCGCATATCACCCCATACCAAGAAGCCCCTCCTTCTCTCATAGAAGGAAAACGACCTACCCTCATAGTACATGCGTCAATAATTGATTTAGGAATCTCTCTGGCTTCATTAACCCATACCCCTGTCAGCTCCAAAGAAAGCAATTTCTTCACATCTTCAGGTCTATCAAGGGCTAGGAAGATAACCTCTAGGT